TGCATTTGTTGGCTTGACCTGAGCGGTGCACGCGCGCGTTGGCCTGTGCGAAGATCTCTAGCGACGCTGTAGGCGACCACCAGACGACCGTGTTGGCAGCCGTTAGCGTGACCCCATGCGCGGCAGATTGCGGTTGAATCACAAGCACCTGCGGGTTCGGTGACGTCTGGAACGCCTTAAATATCTCGGACCGCTTGCCTGCAGACACCTCACCGGAAATCGTCTCGGCGACAATCCCATCCGCAGCCAGACGCTCAGACAACATGCGTATCGTGCTTTTGAACGGCACGAAGATCAGCACCTTGTGGCTGCTCTCGTCGATAACCTCACGCAATACGTTGTACCGTGCAGAGATATCAAACTCGATAGTGTCCCCTTCGTCTGTGTATACGGCCCCCGCAGAGATCTGCAGCAGCTTGTTCATATTCACAGCGGCGTTGACTGTCGTGACATCGGCACCCTCTAGCTGCAGCACAAAGTCTTTCTTCAGCTTCTTGTAGTACGCTTCTTGCTGCTTAGTCATAGGCACGCTGCGCTTGACGTACACCATATCAGGCAGATCCAAGCACTCATCCTTGGTAAACCGAATGGCAGGCTGCAGCACCCTATGTACCGTGTCGATGGCCGTAGGCTTAGGCTCCCAACGGAACCGCGTCTTTTGGAACATCACCATGTCGCGGAACACCCCGGCTGTGCGAGGAACCTCTTTCGGATTAACTAACTTAGCTAAACCAAACGCGTCCATAGGCCCTTGGGCAGCCGGTGTACCCGTCATCATCCACAGCCAGTCGTCCGGACCCACAAGGCGGTTCAAGCACTTCCACCGCTGCGTCTGTGTGTTCTTGTAGTGGCTAGCCTCGTCCACGATGAACAGGTCGAAGCCACCCTTTTTGATCTCATCCTCGACAACATTCACGCCGTCGTAGTTGATAATCACAAACTCGGCATCGCTGTTGATGATCTTCTTGCGCTTGTCCGACGACCCGTAAGCGATGTCCACCTTGCGGTGCATGGCAAAGCTAAACAGGTCTGCGCGCCACGCAGAGTCCATAATGGACAGCGGACACACCACAAGAGCGCGGCGCACAAACCCACGGGTCATCAAGAAGTCCGCAGCCCAGATCGCACTGGCGGTCTTACCCGTGCCCTGTTCGTTAAAGCAGAACGCCCGCTTGTTCATGGTCATAAACGCAGCGGTCTTTTTCTGATGGTCCATAGGCTTGTATCGGCCGGGCCAATCATAGCGTCCCGTTATAGGTGCAGGCACCTTGAAGTTGAGGTCGCGCAAGAACATGCTCTCGCCAACATCCCAACTCACTAAGACTTCATCGTCGCCTAGCTGCCTGCTCTTGGGCACACATGCAGTGATGAGTGCCGGGTTAGGCGTCCGCACGCGGAGCGCCTTGTTCTCAATGATCTCCATGACTTCCTCCATGACGCCCCCGCGTCACTTCTTGTTCTTTTTCGGGGGCCTACTTAGTGCGCCACCACGCGCACGGTTTTTACTTGGGTCTTCCAGCCGAACCCCGTCGGCGTTGTCTCCGCCGCGGCTCAGGTCTTTGCGATGGCTTATATCCAACCCTTTACGGGCAGCCTTGCCATTCTTTTTGTCGAACGCATACCGAGCACGGGCGCGCTCGTTGCGCGATTCACTTTCGCCCCTCGCCTTTTGTTGCTGGTATTCTTTTTTGTAGGGGCGCGGTTTGTTCACGTAGGGCATGACGACCTCATCCGTTCTTGCCGTTATGCGCGCACTCTACCACAGGACAGTGGGCCCGGCACAGACCTGACGGACGGGGGTTGAACACTTCTGTCTCGTGCGCCTTCTGCATCGCCGCATAGCGCGTAACCCACCGGGCCCAGCGTTCCTGCCTGCTACCCTCGTCGTAGTTTTCTTTGATGACGGTATCGGCGATGACAAACACAAGCCCGGCCTTAGCCTCTTTGACCTGCGGGTAGTGTGCGAACACCGTCAGTGCCATCAGCTCAAGCTGATCTGGGTCGGCGTACTTGGCAGACTTGCCAGTCTTGTAGTCCACGATGAACGCCCGGTCGCCGTCGATGATTAGCAAGTCCACGACGCCGCGAAACCATACGTTCTTGGCGAAAAACGTGCACGGCTCTAGGTCTGCGGTGAGACCCAGCTTTAACTCGCAGTGCTTATCACCGGGCTTATCGCGCAAAGACTGCAGGATAGGCTCGAACTCGGCAAACTTGCCCGGCACCGGTTGGTTGTCTTTGATGTACAACTCCGCGGCCTTATGGAACTCGTTGCCGTAGCGTGTAGCTACAGTCTCCTCGAACGGATACTCTTTGAGTACGTTCACGTGGTAGTACTGCTTAGGGCACGTCTCGAACCCCTTCATGCGGCTGTAGGACCATGCCCCTGCTTTTGTCACGCTATTCTCCGTATCTTCTGCCTATGTCGGACTCGCAGTTGACAGGCAGGCCAGCGGCCCAATCGGGTGTCCACCGCATGCACTGCTCCACATAGGCTTGCGCTTCTTCCGCCTCGTTTTCGCGGACGCAGCAAACCACCGAGTCATGTACCGTGAGCACTACACGATACTTTTCAGCAATTTTCAACATCTGTTCGCCGACAATACAACGTGCAAGCGCCTGAGTCACGTTCTCTACGACCTTACCTCCGTAGATATAGTTGCGCCCTTTACGCACCTTGTAGTGAAACTCGGTGCCGGTGTCGGTACGGTCCATCTTCAGGTTCGGATACCGAATATACAATCCAGACGGCAGCCGTACGCCGCCTTCATCGGCATTGACAGTCAGCACGCCCGGCCGACCAAACTGCACCGACTGACCAGACACGAGGTAGCGCAGCATATCCTGAGCATCGCGCCACAGCCCGCTGATGTTGCTGTTCGTACTGCGGTAAATGTCGATGATGCGCTTGGCTTCGTCGAGGTCCACCTCGACCCCAGCCTGCATCTTGAGGAAAAGCTGTAGCTTGTGGTGGCCGACACCGTAACCTGCGCCCAAGATCACGACTTTGCCGATCTGTCGCTGCTCCTTGGTAATTTCCCCCTCGGGCACATCGAAAATCTGTGAGGCCATGCGCTTGTAGACGTCGCCGTTGGCGGCGAACGTGGCGACCACATCGTCCTGCTCAGCCAGCCACGCCAGCACCCGTGCCTCGATCTGTGCGGAGTCAGCGTCAATCAACACATACCCGCTTGGCGCAACGATAGACTGCTTGATCTGCTTGGCGTTGGCCCCCCGGCTCGGTAGGTTTTGCAGGTTGATCTTGTCTGATCCACCCCAACGACCCGTGTGCGCTGCGTAGTACCGGATAGGCACCGGTAGCGTGCCCCGACTTGCGATCTGAAGAAACCGCTCGGTGCGCGTCTCTTCTAGCGTAGACTTATTTCCTAAGCGTGCCGCCACAATGGTTTGCACCCGCTCGTCTTCGTGCTCTTCGAGTGCCTTGAAGTCCTCGTCCGTCTTGGCAAAGGCGTAGGTCTCTTTGCCCGTGGTGGGACTTACCTTCATCGGCGGCTCGACGCCAAACTCCCGCAGCATATCCGCGAACTTCTGGTTAGACATCAGGTCTTTTTTGTCCGCTATGTCCGCGGCGTCCAGTAGCGCCTGCTTTCGATCACGCACGTCCTGCAGGTGCTTACGCAGGTGTGCGCCGTCTAAGTCTAACATCGGCTCGGTGAACATACGTAGGGTGACGTCGATCAGCTTGAGTTCCTTAATTGGAAACCCGTCGGACAGCATGCGCTGGAAGATATCGTAGGTCAGCTGTACGTCATTGGCGCAGTACTGCCCGTACCGCGCTAGGTCTTCAGCGTAAAAATCTTGACGGCGCTTACCCAATGCGCGCACGACTTCGTCACCTTTTTGACCCACACCGTAGCGTTCGGATACAGCTTTGAGGCTATGTGACACCTCGGTGCCAAACAGTGCGCGCGACATAAGCATGGTGTCTGCTAGTGCCTTGGGCCGAATACCGCAGCGCCACGACAGAATGGCTCCGTCAAACATAGTATTGTGCGCCAGCAGCATGGCGTTGTCCCACGGCAGTGCCCGCAAATGAGCCAGAACCGTGGCAGCATCTCCAGTAATCCATTGGGTTACTTCGTCGTTTACCTTAGTGCCTACACCTATGACGCTGAAACGCGGGTCGCGTATATATTCTTCAGTCGTCAGCTTCGACAGGCTGTACTGCTGGTCGTAGTAGGTCTCTAGGTCCAGTGTTATCAGGTCCAACTGACTTCCTCCGTGTTCTTATTGCATTGCGGTGCGAGTACACCGTGTTGGGACGGATGCCGAGCACCCGTCCTATTTGTGTCGCCGACAAGCCCTGTTGAGTTAGCTCGTCTACTCGGGCTCTATTCCCGTTGCGAGGCGCCCTTGGCATCAACGCTCTTCTTCCCAGACAATCTCACGGCACTCGCCCGCGATGGCTGCGTAGGCCGCGGCGTCCACATAGTTGTCGAAGTGAAACCCCGACTGAAAGCTGCGGGTCATCTTGGTCAGCACCATCATCCATGCAACGTCCTCGGAGGTCAGCTTGATCTTCCAACCGTCATCTTCCTGCCGGAAGCACCGCATGTTTGTGTTGAGGTATGCCTCCCAGAGGGCGGCGCAATCGGACAGGTTATCGTGCGGCGGGCCATAGCTACTGTTGCGATCACCGCAGGTCAGGGTCTTGGCGGTGTTGAGCATCTGCTCACGGGTAGACTTGGGTTCGGCCGCGAGAATATCCTCGTTCTCCGTTTCGTAGACCGCGTTCCACTCACCGGCACCGTTATCGGCGTTGCGCCATATCTCCTCGGGGGTGCCTATCTTAGACAATAGGTGCGCTACGAAGGCGGGGGTTACATCGCAGGCTTCGGCAATCTCTTTCACCGTGGCCTTACGATTCGCCAGCACATACTGCCATATACGTTGTTCTTTCTTCGACATGTCGCCCTCAAAAATCTGGTTCGTACAAAACCCCTGCAGCCTGCAGGTCTTTGTAATGGTTAAGTTCTGCTATGAGCATCTCGATGTGTGGGTCGCTATTCCACTCGGCATCAGACACCGCCCGCTCAAGCCGACGCACTTCGGCACGTACGCTTACTAAGTGTGGGTCGTCCATTTTCTTATCCCCTTTACGTTGAAGCCGGTTGAGCGGTGAAGTAAACCTATGCCGCAGACCGGCGAATCACAGCAGCATACCCAAGAACACCGTGCTAGGTGGTTTTCACGGGACGTGATGCCCTACCAAATGCGCTACATTTGAACGACCGCGCCGGTCTGCACGACCTCACCCGTCTTTGCGTCTCGCACCCCGTGCCGCTCCAGATCCCGCAGGATGGCGGTCAGGGCTTCGCGCATCTCAGGCAACGTGTCCGCCTCAATCGGCACAGGCTTGTGCGTCCACCCAGTACCTTTGTCGTGCATGGTGTAGAACTCGTGTATGGCGAGGTAGTCCTCGCCGCTGTCGGCGGTGTGCCGCATAATCTGATAGTGCCAGCTGCTCATTGGTTTGCCTCCATGCAAATCATTACCTCGTGCGATTCAAGACGCGGTTCAATCTCCCACATGTCCGCGGTGCATTGCTCAAGGGTTTCGTAAAGCTCGACGTAGTGCAGGTCAGCTACCC